TCAATGGCTTTAACAAAGCCCCGATCACCCGCAACTTTAATTGCAGTAAGGAGATCATCAAGTCCAGGAATCGCAGCCACATACGCTGCTCTAATCTCAGCACCTTTCTTCTTAGCTTTGGTGGTAGGTAGTTGTTTGTCATAGGTTAATCCGATCTTAACATCTCCAGCTCCGTACAAAAATGCATAAGTAACATTTTTGACAAGCTTACGGGTGATTCCAATCTTATCAGCGTTTACTTGATGGATATCACCGTTAAGGAGGATGTCTGCGTATCTTCCTCCATCGTAACGGGCAAGATAGTGAGCAAGCATCCTAAGCTCAATCCCACTAAGATCAGCGCCGACCATAACTTGGCCTGGAGTTGCTGTAAACAATCGTCTAAATTCGGTTCCACTCGGTACTTGGGCTAAATTGGGTTTATTATGTGCCATTCTAAATGTAGCACACCCAACTGAACAATGATGATGGATACGACTAGCATTCGTACATAGCTTGAGCCATGCGTTCGCGCCTTCGGATATCATCCCAAGGCTCTTCGTAATCTCCAAAATTTTCAAAAACTGTAGGGAAAGACCAGTTCCATGGTTCTTCAAAGTCGTCTCGTCTATCTTTGCTTTCCCAGAAGTTGTTGTTGTCAAACTCGGATCGAAGTTGTCGAAGTTTGTCAGGATCCATGCTATATGATCTCTCGATGATGGGTTGAATGTTTTTAATCTCGTAAAAGGACACCCTTGAAAGTACCCTTGAGTTTTGTTATTTCGTTTTGGAGTAAACTCTGGTCCTTGGACGAAAGGGAACCTTCTTGAAAGTACTTCAACAGTATCTGAAAGCTCTTGTCTGAGAGAACATTCAAGTTCCCGTGCAGCTGGCTCATTAAAATACCATCCATGTTCTTCTTGTAAAGTAAGTATCTGTGCTACCTGATGTTCTAGCGTGACCCAGTCAGGTAGGGGTGGAAATGGTCGCATAGTTTGCGGGTAACAGAAACATCTTGAATGCAGTAATCTTGCATCTCTTGACTCCAGACTTTGAAATCATTCTCCTTACCATAGTCACCTTTACGTTCAGACAGTCTATAACCATAAGATTCAAGACTATGTCTGCCGTAGAGTTTTGTAGGCATATCCTTCCATTGCATCTTTTGATCCAGCTGGAACATGTTTGGATGATACAAACGTGAAAGAATTAAGGTATCAATAACCTCACCTTTTGGTTTAAAAAATGGATAGAGTTTTTTAATAACCCTGAGATCATATGATATAATGTTATGACCCACGATAGAATTACCATCGTCAAGCCTAGTAACAGCTCGAACAATAGGATCGCAATCGCTGCCTTCATTGTTGTAGACAACTGTTTGATCATCCTCTGTATCATAGAGTGCAATACAATGGATTTCGGTACAATCATGTACTAAACCGTTTGCTTCTAAATCGAATACAATCATTTGTAAATTGAACCATTACCAGGATCATAAGGCTCATCCATTAGCTTCTGAAAGTTAGTGTCAAACTCAGCACTACCAGAGGATGGTGCACTATTTCCGCAACCGATTAACATCGGTATGAGCAGTAGCAGTAGTAGTTTTTTCATTTTTACGGAGTCGTTTTAGTTCTTTAACTTCTTGTTTAATATTTTGGTAAGCAGTCTCAGCACTAAGTTTACCACCTATTTCTAAAGAAACAATAATGTCAACCTTTCTCATGAATTGCTCAAGTGCTGTCTCTAATCTCACTTAACTTTCCAAATGTAAGTTTTATCCACAAATTTAGCCCGTTCGACCATCTCGGGTGTAGGTGGGTTTGGTTTACGTAGATCCAATGTAGTACTAGAAATCGGTAGTCGGATTGAAATCGGGTTTAGTTTCATTTTCTTTAAAGCGACAGGTGTCTAAATCGTAGCTTAATCTACAGGCAATACCAACTTCGCCAGAATAGCGATTTTTAAGGACTCGCACTGTTGTATCAGAGTGTTGAGATCCGTTCTGTTGATCACGTTCGAGCGCAATGCAGCAGTCAGAGAGTTGTGCAATTGATGCGCTTCCTCGCAGCTGTCCAAGAGTAACTCTAGCTCCTTCTTCATGATTTTGATCTGATTGTGTACGACGGAGATGAGATACAAGGAAAAGTGAAATACCAGTTCGCTCAACTAGACTACGTAAACGTGTCATCGTTTTATCGATAGTCTTACGTTCATCTCCATCAAGTCCTGATAGGAGAATAGAAAGGTGATCTAAGAAAATTATCTTAGTATCTAACCCAGTGGCAAGGTATTCAATTCTGTTGTAGATAACATCTGGGTCATAAGAACCGAAGCCATCAAAAAGAAATAGATTCCACTTAGATAATGTCTCATCAAAAGCATGGATCAGATCTTTATGGTTGTGTTCACCTAAGTGATAAGCCTTCCCTAAGGCTGATGACATTAGACCCAACGCAGTCCTGCGATTTGACTCTTCTAATGCCAAATAACCAACACGATTCCCTGCTTGCAATAGCTGTGTAGCTATGTGTCTACAGAAAGAACTTTTCCCAGTTCCTGAACCTGCTGTGATGGTTACTAACTCACCATAACGTGCACCATGCAGTAGTTTATCCAACCCATCGAAGCCATACTTAAAATCACTTGCTGCTCGTGGTGTTGTGACTACTTCCAGTAGTGTGCGGCCTTCTACAATACCATCTGGTCTATACTCTTTAGCATCCCAAATAGCTCTGCAGATTGATTCTGTATCATCATTCTGTAATGCATCAGATGCATCTTTATACTGATTTAATACAGCAATTTTCGCTTTACCCGGTGGTAGAATACTAGCACATTCTTCTGCAGCCTTGCGACCAGGGGCATCATTATCGAAGAATAGAACAATCTCACTATACCCTTGAAGAAGTTCAAGGTTCTTTTGAATGGATTTTTTCGCACTCGCCGCCCCACTTGGTAGTGATACCATCGGCCATCCTTCCATAGCCTGGTAGCAACTGGCTGCGTCAAGCTCACCCTCTGTGATGACAATTCTTTTTCCTGTAATAGGGAATAAATGCTGGCCGAAAAAGCCTCCATCTGTTTTACCTTCATAATGAAACTGTTTATCTATTGTTTTGACCTTTGCCCCAAGCAACGCTCCAGAGCTGTCAAAATAATGAAATCTAAGTCGGTCTCCATCTTTGTGGATTTTGTACTTTCTACATGTTTTTTCAGATAATCCCCGCTTCCGAAGCTGAACAGGATATCCTCGCAATAGGGGTACATAGTCAAATGATGAGTGTGATTCGTTAGGTAGAGTCAATGTGTGACACGAAAAACAATATGTGTGGTCATCGGAATAAACAGCAAGTGCATCACTACTGCCACAATCTGGACAAGAATCATGATACAGAAACTCGCTACTATCTTCTAAGTCAGCCATTCGATGGGTATCTCCTGGAATGACGTCCATTTAATATCGTGCTTATCGCACCATTGGGCATACGTAGTCTTGGACTTCTTACTAATTCTATTGTATGGGGTTTGGAAGACCATACGGATATCTAATTCAGGATTCTGCTTCTTTACACTTTTGATTTTGCGTCTGTCCTCAGGATCCCAATAGCCTTTACACTCCAGAAATACCCCATTAGAAAGGAGAAAATCAGGAGTGTAATTATGTTGGATAACATAAGGCACTTTGGTGCTTTCATATTCATAAGGGATACCGAGGTTACATAAAAGGTCAGCAACCCGTTCTTCCAAACCAGAGCGGAAAGCCATTAAAAGTCATCGTCAACGGTAGTAGTTTCAGTGGATGGTTCAACAGTTTCAGCTTTAAAACCTTCTACTTTGTCAAACAAATTTGATACATCGGTATCAGCAGACTCAGATGATACACCAGCTTCTGCTCCTAGCTCAATGATCTGCACTCCTAGGAGCTTCAGAGAGGTTCCGTAGGTCACACCATCCTTGAGGATGTATGGCTTCTGATAGAGGGCTAGACGGACCTTAGAACCACCATAGAGAGGCAGGTCAGGATTAGTTACCGCTGTACCTTCACTATCCACAATACCAGGTTTATTATCCTCACCCCAACTAAACTTAACTTTATAACGACCTTGGGCTACTTCTTCCCATGGTTCAGGTTTTAATACTGAACGTTTCTGGTTTTTTACTTTAGACAATCCCCACTCAAGGAGTCGGGCACGATCTTCATCGAGTCGATCAACGATATCGCTTTCAACAATTGCAGCCAGGCTGAATCCAAATTTACCTGGTTGCAGAGCAGCCTGAAACCCGTCAAGACTGACGGTCTCAGTCATAATAATGTCATCCTTTTTAGGACCGGCCATGTTAACAAAAGAAATAGGTAGAGTTTGTGACATCCTCAGGTTTGAGAGTGCCAATAATGGGTGGCTCAGATGTAGCTCCGATTTGTTCCGCCCATGTTTTTAGATAGATGTTCTCGGCAAACAAATGCATATATACCTTTCGGACAATGCCCGATAGATTATCCATGTCGCTAGCACGGCATAGAACCGAGTCGTGAATGACGGCCAGCGGTGCGTCGAAACGTATTGCAGATAGGTGTAAAAGTGAGGCATCTAGTGAATGAATAAGATTAGGAGCTGTTGCATTCTTATGATGTCGCAGGTCTACTTTATCTGAGTCACCAACTGCTGTCGTTACTTTCTGAACTGATCCTAACAACTTCAATTCAATTCGTACTTTGTTTTGTTTCATCAGTTTTTGATGAACGACAAACCCAGATGGTGTTTTCCATTCAAGGTATTCTTTACCACTTTTAATGGCTTTGGTGACTTCTAATTCAATCCATTTCATTACTGCCATTGGACCTGGTACTATGATATTCATAGCATTACGAACAGCAGTAACCGTGAGTGTGAGATCATCTTTATCAATCTCGACACCCTTATCCTTTAGTGCTTCACGTATGTAGCCACGGTTTGAATGTGGCTTAGCATTGTAAGGCACTGTCATCACTACACGTTTGACTGTTTTCCTGTCCATATACGGTTGTACACTTTCAGGACAGTTGGGCGTAGCTTCAGTAGCAACAACCTTGTATGCGTCTTGTGGTCTATCACCAGGGACAACATTCACTAAGGTAGCTGTGTCTTTATCTAATGCCAAGCCTGCTAAGATTTGTAACCCTGAGCAAGTGGCGTCAACCGCTATAGGTAAAGACGTGTGAGTTTTACTACAAGCTATCATAATAGAATAATACTCCTCACATGCAGCAAGGAAGCACCAAGGTTCATCGGCTGCTTCCCAATCTGAAATATTACTTATAGGATCTGTTGCTACTCTTGTTATTAGTTGTTCGTTAGCAACTGCCCATGAGTGTCTCTCAGACAATGGTGCTTTATCTAGTCCATTACCATATGTTGTTGCAACTTGAAACTTTAACCAGCGTTCGGCTTCAACTGTCACAAAGCAACTATCAGCAAATCTTATCAGTGATTTAGAGAAGTCACAGCCTTGAGGTGTTAGAAAAGAGGGGATTGCGTATGCACGACCACGGTAGTCAAACGACCAAGGTAGATAGAATCTGTCAACATTTTTAAATCGTTGTACTAGTTCCATAGTCATGCGGGTCCGACAACTTTCTTTGAACACTGCTGCGTTCTTATTCATTGCCTCTGCCGCAGCTCGTTTGTAAGCTTGACGCGACTCATCATTCTCTGCTATGTCCACCGGTTTTGGTGGGATTGGTGTTTCATAGACAGGAATAAACTTCCCAACTTTAATTCCCCTCTCTTGTAGGGTATGAGCAACCGACACAATAAACGGATTTAGTGTGTATGCAACTGATTGAATCAGGTTCAAAAAGGCTAGCGGTTTCTCTCCCTGTATTAGGGACGGATTGCCTCTTCTAACCAATTCATTACCATGCATTAACTCGTTCATAAGGTACCCACCGGCTGCATCATTTGACCAAGGTTTTGGTGGAATTAACATTGGCCATGCTAGTGGTGCTAACAGCTCCGCAGAGGCCATTACCTGGTCTTTAACGTCCATGAAAGCAGCGCTAGGTACGATATGAG